TGACAACTTTGGTATCAACGGCTACACAAGCCCACTAGTGCCGCAGTTCGAGTTTAGTTTGGACGAAGTTGTTGTTACGACGGGCTCCAACTACTCTTCAACCACTCCGACAAATGGAATTGAAGAAGCTATCTACGAATCTGGTTCTCATAAGGGTGGCACATCCTTCACAGCTACAAGTTCTGTTGGCGGCGCCGCGAACTATGAAAACATCCTAAACGCGAAGATTAATCGCTTTACATCTCCGTTGTTCGGTGGTTTTGACGGCCTTGACATCACAGAGCGCAACCCATTCCGTAACAGTCTTCTTGACGGTGCTTCACCTACAGAGGAAACAAACTATGTTTTCTATACTCTACGACGCGCTATTAACACTGTTGCAGACCCAGAAGTTGTTGAAATGAACTTGGCTTCTATCCCGGGTCTTTGGCACGAAGAGACTACCAAGTTTCTTGTAGATACTTGCGAAACTCGCGGCGATGCTCTAGCGGTTATCGACCTCAAGGGCGGCTTTGTCCCAAGATCTGACGATACAGGCACCAAGTCCGAAAGAAAGGGCAAGCTTGGTAACGTTCTCACCTTCATGAAGGAGAGAAACTTTAACTCCTCATACGGCGCCGCTTACTACCCGTGGGTTAAGGTCAGAGACGACCAGACTGGTACGATTGTCACGATGCCTCCTTCTGTTGTTGCTCTGGGCGTTCTAGCCAACACAGAGCGCGCTGCTGATGTCTGGTTTGCCCCTGCTGGCTTCCGACGAGGCGGCCTATCCCTTGGAGCCGGTGGACTCACTGTAACGGGCGTAGAGACCAAGCTAACGTCTCGTAACCGCGATGACCTTTACGAAGTTAACATCAACCCGATTGCTTCTTTCCCCGCAGAGGGCATTGTGGTCTTCGGTCAGAAGACGCTTCAAGCTACACCTTCAGCGCTAGACCGCATTAACGTTCGTCGCCTTCTTATCTTCCTCAAGCGAGGTATTTCAAGAATCGCTAGCACGACACTATTCCAGCCTAACGTTCAGGCTACTTGGAACAACTTCAAGTCCAGAGCAGATCGTTTCCTTGGCGATGTTCAGGTTCGTTTCGGACTCACAGACTTCAGGGTTGTTCTTGACGAGACTACTACAACTCCGGACCTAGTTGACCGTAACATCCTCTACGCGAAGGTGTTTATCAAGCCCGCTAGAGCCATTGAGTTCATTGCCATTGACTTTATCATCACACGGTCAGGGGCTTCTTTTGACGACTAAAACTTGATTCGATACTATTTAAAATAGATAGGGAGATACTATAACATGGCAAACAACTTTTGGACAAACACGCCGACTAGAGACCCGAAAAGAGGCTTTCGCTTCCGGGTTCAAATTCCGGGCATTGATCCTAACTTTCTTTGGTACGCTAAGAAAGCTGACAAGCCCACCGTTAGTTTTGGTGAAGCTTCACATTCTTACCTAAACCACACTTATTACTGGCCCGGTAGAGCAGAGTGGAATGAAGTTTCAGTTACCTTAGTTGACCCCATTGAGCCTGCATTGGCCGGAAACATGGCTGCACTTGTCCAAGCGGCTGGTTACCGTATCCCAAGAGACTCAAACGATTTCTCCACAATGTCCAAAGCTAGCTCCGCTGAGCCGCTTGGGGTTGTTACTATCGAGCAGATGGATGAAGACGGTAACGTTCTAGAGAAGTGGAATCTTAGCAACTCTTGGATTAAAGAGCTTACATGGGGTGAACTTGACTACTCTAGCGACGACCTAACAGAGTGTACCATTAAGTTCCGTTATGACTGGGCTACTCTTGTTACCGCTGCTTCAGACGCTCCCGGTGCTGTTACAGAGTCTGCTCCCTTCTTCTCTGGCCCTGCTGGAAGCTAAGGGAGCCTGAATGGCCATTGGCAGAGACAGGAACGGCTTACCAACTCGAAGAACTCGTATAGACCCAGTTACAGGTGAGCCTACTTTTCCTTCCAGCGTTGGGGCTGGAGGGACAGAGCGTTCAAATCTAACTGATGCTGAACTACAGGCGCTTAGAGACGATGCTCTTGATGATGATGCCTTAGACGATATATTGGCCAGTAGTCGCTCTAGTCATAACTTTTGGACTTCTCCAAGAAATACTTACGATCCAAAAACCCAGTTTCGCTTTATGGTTGAGATACCCGGTATGGGTCTTGAAGACGCACGCCGAGAAGGCCAAGAGAATCCGGCCGGAGATGCTTTCGCCGATGAGGGCGTTGACAACATGCTGTGGTATGCTAAGTCGTGTGATAAGCCGGGATATAGTCTTACAAACTTAACTGAAAAGCATTTCCTATATGATGGTGCTGTTGCTAACGCACAACCTGTGACAACATCTCCAAGCTTTAAAGCAGTTAGCATGTCTTTTGTAGACCCAGTGTACCCTAACGTCACAAGAAAATTAGCTAGAATCTTTCGTAGAGGCGGATTTCAGGAACATTTAGCATACAATATTGCACAACGTCGAGGGGGCGGTGCTGATTCTTACATAGATACAGTAGAGTATGTTAAAATACATCAACTAGATTCTATAGGGACTGGCAGGATTATAGAAACTTGGACTCTTGTAGACGCCTATCCTATAGAAGTCGACTGGGGCAAGTTAGATTATTCAAGTAATGACTTAGTTGAAATATCAGTTACATGGGGCTACAAAACTTTTACAGTTGAATTCCCGGCAATTGGCAATGAGTTGGCTTACAAATATTATAAAAATACTAATTTTAGGCCCACGGATGATACCCCACCCGAAAACCCATGCAGCGACCCAGAATATAAATTGAATAATCCGTCTGAATGCGGGTAAATAACATAATTAATTTGAGAGGTAATGATGAGAGACAATAGTAAGCGGTTTTCAGCCGGCGCAGACCCAGCACCTGCCGTTGCCGATGAGGCGAAGCCTTCCTTAGACTTCGCAACCCCAACAGAGTTGGTGGACCTTCCCTCAAAGGGCAGGTTTTATTCACCAAACCATCCACTACATAATCAAGAAACAATCGAGATTAAATACATGACAGCTAGGGATGAAGATATTCTTACATCCCCCACCCTGCTAAAGAAGGGTGTTGCCATTGATAGATTCTTGCAGAACGTTATTCTTAACCAAAGAATTAATGTTAGTTCCCTACTGTCAGGAGACAAGAACGCTATTCTTGTGGCATCCAGAATTAATGGCTTTGGTCCTGACTATACAACAAAGGTAACATGCCCTGCTTGCGCCTCAGTGTCCGAGAACACATTTGATTTGGCTGGTGTTGAGCAATACTATGGGGGCGACTATGAAGGATACGATATAGTGCCTACGGAGCACGGTACATTCCTTGTCAAGCTTCCTAGGACCGGTTTCGAGGTAGAAGTCCGATTGCTAACTAGCAGGGACGAGAACGAGCTTGCGTCAAAAATGCAGGCTAACAAGAAGTACAAGAACCGTATTGAAACTAACTTGACAGACCAACTTAAAAAGGTTATTGTTTCTGTGAATGGTGTTGATGAGATTGATATTGTTCACAAGGTAGTCGATAACTTACCGGCCTATGATTCTCGATATCTGCGTGGTGCCTTCCTCAAGGTCACGCCCGGACTAGACATGACGCAGCACTTTGCTTGCCAAGCGTGTGGTTTCGAGAAGGAGGTAGATATCCCCTTAACGGTGGACTTTTTTTGGTCTAAGCAATGAGTATATTGCCGGAGTATATGAGGAGTTCTTTCTCTTAAAATACCACGGCAATTGGTCATTTATGGAGGCTTATAACCTTCCGATTACAATCCGTAGATGGTTCCTTCAGCGACTTGTTGACCAAGTTAAAAAAGAGAAAGAACAAATCGAAGAAGCAAATAAGAAATCAAAGCCCGGAAGCCGTTAGTGTCTTCCGGTCTTTTTGCTTTATGAAACTATTTATATACAGGGAGAACACCACGGATGGACAACCTCAACGAAGAAATAGATGCGCTGCTTGAATTCTCTCTGGACGAGGCACCGTCAAGAATAGGTTCGCTCAACGTCAGAGACTTTTTAAAGTTTAAGTCTAAACAACAGTTAGATAGAGAAAAAGCCAAGGAAAAAGAAACTGAGCCTGAAGCTAAGGCAGAAAAAGAACTATTCAATGATGAGTGTAATAAATTTTTAAATGATCCGGCTGTAAAAGAGGTTATTAAAAATTTAGAGGCCCAAGACACTGTTAAGAAACATCTGGCGGACACCCTAAGAAACCTTTCTATAACGCTAGACGCCACGACACTTACTGTCGGAGCTGCTACGGCCGCTACCGGTATCGGCGCGGTGCCTGCCGCGGCCATAGTTAAGGGGGGAGGAGTTGTTTCCGCAGGGTCATTAGTACTATCTTCAGCCCTCTCAATGTTAAACGGCGACTATAGTGACGCAGCTGTTGATGCCGCCGGCGCTGTCTTATCGGCAATGCTAGCAGGCGGCGGCGCAGCATCAAAAGGGGGAAAAACAGTTTTTGCTAAATTATTTGCAAAAGGCACCGCCGCTAGCGCAAAAGTAGAGGCCACAATGGTTGCCAAACTAGTGGAGGGCGGATTAAGCGAGGCTGTTGCAAAACAAATAGCAAAAACTGCTACAACAAGTGCAAAAAATTATGTAAGTTCTGAGATGAGTAAAGCGTTCAAAGACATGCCAATAAAGAAGCGTGGTGAAACAGAACAGGATTATAAAAACAGGCTCCTAGCTTGGCAGAAGAAAACGAACCAAGAGGCTAAAGAAAGATTCCAAAAATGTTATAAACCCTCTGAAGATACAAAAAATATAGAAAATCTCAAAAAAGCTATTGATTCGTTTGACAGCACAGTAAATTCATTAGCTCGAAAAATAAACAAATACATTGACTTGGGAACACAAATGCTAAAAGGTGGATCTTTAAACGAGTCACAGATTAAATTGTTAGCAGAGGAATTTGACTTAAAACATAAAGATCTGTTGAATGAAGAAACACGCCCCACTGATGAGTTGGTCTCAATTGTAATCGACTTAGAAGAGCTAAAAAGCAACAAGCTTAATGAAAGCTTTCTTTCTATGTTTGGTGGCTGGGTAGAGCATTTACTCGGAGCTATGTTCGGCGTCAGGTCTCCCTCTGTTTCTGTTCGCGGCTCCAGAAGGGATGTAGAGTCTTTCGCCAAAACTATAGGAAGCGAAAAAAGTTATATAGAAGCCGCCAAAAGGTATGGTCTCGACCACCCAACAACTTATAAAAACAAAGCCAAGTTAGACGCTTCTATAAAGGGATTCGAGAGAGATACTGGTCTAAAGTGGCCGTTTAAATAGGAGTTGTAGATGTCAGCAAGAGACGACCTAATAGCAGCTTTAGACGCTTATATTGCCGGTACCGGAGGCGGGAGGGCAGCAGTTCGGACTACCCCAGCCACCCCAGCCACCGGCACTGGTGGTACCTCCACAACCGACAGGCTTCAAGAGCTTGCAGACGAAGAGGCCCGTTTAGACGAACTAGAAGCTGCCGGTATAAGACTTCGTGACATTGAGGCCGCAAGGCTTGAAATTATAAGAGATCGCGTCTCAGTTATGAGAGAAGCGACATTAATTGACGACGAGGATTACGCAAAAGCGCTCAAGTCTCTTCAAGCTCAAGAAGCTGGCCTAGAGTCAGGTATCGACGCAGCAAGAAGATTTGCAGGAATCACGGACCAGCAAAATAGCATCTTTGCTAAAATGGCTGCTGGCGGAACTGACTTTCTTGAAGGGTTTGGAAAAGGCGCCGGCTCGGTTGTAAACCGAATGAATATTATGACCTCGACAATTGATAAGGTTGTTGAGGCTAGCGTGGCATTAGCTTTTGAACAAGACCAAGCTGTTGTTAACTTTAGGAGGGCAACAGGCGCAAGTGGCGAATTTGACGGTACAATCCGCGGCCTAGAACGCTCTTTATTCACAGCAGGTGTTTCCGCAGCAGAAGCAGGCCAATCCGTCCAAACTCTGTTTTTAAATGTATCCGATTTTACAGAAATGTCTGAGGCACAACAGACTCAGCTAGCTGAAACAACCGCTGTTCTAAATGAGTTGGGTGTTAACGCGGATAATACGGCCCGAAACTTAGAGTTTGCAACCAAAGCTTTAGGAATGACCACCACAGAGGCGACAAGGTTACAAAGAGAATTATTTACATTCGCTCAAGACTTGGGAGTATCTGCGGATAAGATAGCTCAAGACTTCCAAAAGTTCGGCCCGCAAATCGCCGCGTTAGGCTCTGAAGGTGTTGATGCTTTCAAGCAGCTTGAGATACAAGCTAAGGCAACTGGCTTGGCGATTGATGAGTTAGTAAACATAACAGAGCAGTTTAATAAGTTTGATACAGCAGCACAAGCTGTTGGGAAATTGAATGCTATGTTGGGTGGCCCATTCTTGAACAGCCTTGAAATGGTAAACGAAACTAACCCAGCTAGGCGAATGGAGCTACTAAAGAATGCTGTGGATAGGGCTGGGCTTTCTTTTGACCAGATGGACTTCTACCAAAGAAAAGCGATTGCAAGTTCAATGGGCCTTAACGAGCAACAGTTGGCCCTCTTAATGCGTGGGCAATTTGATGTTGGACCACCACCAAAAACAGCAGAAGAGCTAGCTGATTTAGCAGAGCAGACTGCACAGTTTAATACTATTGCAGAGGAGCTAATGCAAACCGTCAAGATGTTAGCTATTTCCTTTGGTCCGCTCATTGGCGGCTTAAAGCTCTTCGTCCAATTTTTGCAAGAGTTCCCAATCCTGTTTCAGGGAGTCGCTGCCGGCGCAGTCCTAGTTGGTATGTCATTTGAAAAGTTGGCAGTATCTACGGGATTTGTTTTCGCACCTTTGGCTGCTGGGTTAGGCGCTTATAAACTTCTTGTTGATTATTTCAAAATGACCCCAGAGGCGGCAGCCCTAGCGTCCACCGGCATTGCTGCACTTACGGCTGCATTTTATGCCTTGTTCATGGCGGAAAATGCTGCAATGTTTGGCATTCCGCTACTTATAGCTGGACTTTCAATGTTAGCTGTTGGCATCTATGAGGGATTTTCACCTAGTGTTCTTATGGCCATCGGCGCTCTAACAGCAGCATTCTTTATTTTAGCCCCCGCAGTCTTGGCGATGATGCCGGCTCTATTACCACTTGTGGCAGCAATCAGCCTTGTAGCAGTGGCGGCCGTTGGCCTAGCAGTAGCG